GGAATATGGCGTACTTAAAATTTGAACCTATTGAAGCTGATACGTTAGTGTTGGTAAAGATTGTTTCGCCAGTTGTAGAGTTAATCCTTACATCTGAGAATACGTTAATACTGTCTTCACCGTAAACATATAAGAAATTGTTTGCAGCAATAATTGCGGAAATATCTGTTCTAAGCGTTGAATCTGTCAGCGTAATGAAACCAGAAGATACCGATACAAAATCGTTGTACGTGTCAGGAGCAGAGTAATAAACCGTGCGACCATCAGCAATCCAAGCACGACCACTAAAAGTAGCGACACCAGTACCATTTTGGCTAAAAAGAGTAGAAGTGACGTTAGCACCAGAACCAGTGGAACCTGTGATTGTGACTGTAGGTGCAGATGTGTACCCACTTCCAGCCTCCGTAACAATGATTGATGCAATTGAGTTAGCCAGTAACACGGCCTCTCCGGTTGCTGTAACGCCGCCAGTTTGTCCGGGTGGACTGAAAGTTACAGTAACGTTTGAGTAGTTGGAGCCTCCATTATTTACAATAACAGAACCAACAGCGCCAATATCAACCAGATTGGTTCCATCCCAGCTTTTATAGCCTTTGGCTGGATCAATAATCAAAATACGTTCATTTTTCCATTGCACAATTTGAACGTCTGCATTGGAAAATGTGTTTGCAGAAGCTAGATTGCTTTGCGTATTGGTTTCTATATTGACGTATTGAGCACTTCCATCTTGTTGGAAAGCAAACAAATACTCGGTATTATTGATGTTTGCCGAGGCCATATAAGTGACCGTATTGGCAAACGAAACGTTAGCTATATTGCTAGGCGCATTGACAATCTTGATATTGCCAAAACCAATAGGTTGAGCGTTTTCTAGCCAAGCAAACTCACCCTCACCGATAGCAGTGCGGTTGTTTTTGGTATTAGTACCCTTAAAGTCTTTACTTACGTAGTAGGACTTTTTCTGTTCGACAGCAGCCATTTAGTACCCCGACTGATAAACAGACGGCAGACGGCGGGTAAACGTGCTATTGAGAGCACCTAGGATTTGCTTTGTGTACTCTTGCTTGAAGATTTCCGATTCGCCGTAGGACTGCTCTTGGTATTTCGCTTTGTGCGCCGCGTAGTACGCGACTGCTTCGTAGAACGGGCTGGGGATTTCTGTGTCTGATTCTGCTCCGCTGACAAGCGGGGTCGGAAGAACGACCGTATCCAATTCAATAACATACGCTTGATCCGGTTTTGGCCCTATGTAAATGGTTTTAGCACCATACATGGAAAACCCTATCGGTCTGCCATTGTAATTTTGCCAGAAACGTAACTGTGCATTGAAGTCTGTCCAGGCCATGTAATACAAAGGCCAACGACTATCTCCCCAATACAGGTTGATATTCAAAACATCAATAGTATTTGTGCCTTGCGGCAATGCAGAAAACGCAATAGTTTCTGCGCCAATGGTCAGCGTATAAGACTGTAATACACGTTTACATCCAGAGTCCTGTACTGTATGGCCTCTGGCATCATTGATGTAATCGGTTAGTTCTGCGTCAGTCCAGAAGTTTCCATTAACATCATGTAACAATCGCCGGGTTTCGGTGATGTATTCGCTTAAGGTAGGCATTATTTAGCATCACTGAAGGGCTTGGACTTTTGCCACGCCTTTGCCATTACCTCGCGGCATGGGCATCGGCGCGGCTACTCGTTCCACCACCGGGGCTGACAAGTGGACTTTCTTGGCAGGCTCGGATAAAAACGTAAATTCTGATAGTCGGCTCACGGCCTTATCAAAGTCTGTACTTATTTTCATCCAGCCAAGCCTGACAAAATACGGCTCTTTATTATCATCACCATAACCAAAAATGTGTTTGGCAGCTTCTAAAGGAATCTCAACCTCTTCATTAGTATTGAAGACATAGTTTTGCCCACAATATCTGCTGATATGTTTCATTCCTCTATTAGTGACAAACACACTTTGGCTCATAGCGTAATAATATCTCCGTAAATTGCTACGTCACAGGTAATTCCTGATGCAGCAGCGTTTACGTTGAAATACAAGGCAGATGCAGTAAACACGTTGGCGTTTGCAGCGGCTGAAAGCGTCAGGTCTTTGTAAGAAGCAGTTGTAGTGCTACCTACGTTCTGAACGCTTGCAACCGCCGTTCCACCGGCAGCCGTGGCAGTAAAAACTCCCACGTTGGCTACCGATGCGTTACCGCTGAAATTACTCAGGGTAACTTGACGCACAATGTATTTGCTGCCGTCCTGTGTAGAAATAACAGTGTCTCCAGCCGTGCCAACGGATTGACCTGGCAGGAAACCAAGGCGTTTGCGTCCAAACCCATCTGGATACTCACGACCTACGGCATTTGCGTCCATAGTGCCTCCTTATACGTTGCCGAATGTTTCGGGAGCAGTAGTTTCGCTTCCCACGACAACATAAGTTGAAGTTACTAACTGGTTGCCAAGGTTCGTGATCCGCACGTTAGTACCGTCAGCAATCATAAAGCCGCCAGTATTATTTGCGAGAACAGAAGCAAAACCAGTGCCGTCTGACTTGTTATTTACCTGGATGGCTACGTTAGCAACCGGGTAGAAAACATAAGAGCCAGCAGCAAGCACAGAAGACGCACCAGAGGTCAGGCCGGTTGAGCCTGCAACAAAGTATGCAGCCGTGCTATTTGCATTGGCAGAAGCCAGGACAATTTTATTAAGGGCTAATGAAGGCATGTCTATATCTCCTTTACAGTGTCAGAGAGTTGTAGCCAGTAACCTTCGTCATCGACTTCGGCTTGGTGCTTACCATCTCAGCAATCATCAGCACAGCGCCGACATAACCGATTTGGAAGTTGGGCAGGGTCGATTCAAAGCCGGTGAACGCAAACGAAGCCTGCTCATGGATGTACATGGACAGATAGTTTGTGTTCAGGAGGTACAGAGTACCCTCTGGGCAATACGGATCGGGATAGATCGGCACACCAGCAACCATCAGGGCGCGGAAAGCAGCCTGCGGACCGTTGGCATCACCATCAAAACCGGAACCCGGAGTAATCATGTACTGCTCTTGGCCTACGTAGTCTTGGGCCAAAAGCGTCCAAGTACCAAAACCGCAGACACCGAAAGTCGGCACTTCTGCACAGTTTTTAACGGTACCGGAGATGTACTGAAGCACGTTCTGACGGGTCGGGTTGACCGATCCAGCAGCATACTCCTTGGATTGCCACCAAGAATAGGCAGAACGGCTAATACCACCGTAAGTGCCAGAAGAATCAACAGCAATGGGTAGGCCAGTGAACTGTTGAGTGTCTGTTTCGTTGGTGTACAGGCTGGTAGCCATTGCGTCCATCATCACGTTGGTCGCATCGTTCATGCGAGCCTCGATCAGCGGAATTACGGCATAGTCCTGCTGCACTGCACCTTCCATTCCGAGGAACGGAACTGGAGATACAAGCAGCTTCAGGTTGAACTCAGCGTTATAGGCGCCTTGTTGCACTGAAGGTTGGGCAAAGGAGCCGGAATAATCCGACCACTGAGCGTTGACAAACTGCGACCCCTGAACGGGCACCGTCACCGATGACACACCGCCAGAAGCGGTTTGACTATTGGCGATCAGTGCAGCCATGAGGGGCGTAGAGTTATAAATCTGCACGACCATCTTGGGAATAAACGCACGGCGCGTGACGTAAGTCAGTTCCGTGTATTGTTGACTCCCAGAGGCCGGGATAATTCCACCGCCAATAGGCATTTCGATCTCCTAGTAAAAAGCCCCTAAAACATTAAAATCACAAACCGATTGGCTTGGGATTCTTCCTAAACTCATTTAAAGCAGCATGGGCTGCATCACGCGCAGCACCCACTGGGTTCTTCATAAAATCCTTCGTGTTGAATTTAGACATCACGGGTTGAGGAAATTGTGAAGGCGTAGGTGCCGACATCTGCTTCATCCATGAATGGTATTCCGCAGCAGTCTCGTGATTGGCAATACCTTTTTCAACCATAATCTTTTCGACTTCCTTCACATCATCTTCGGAGTCAACCAAACCTTTTCGCACAATTGCATCGCGTCGCTTTTGTAGCTCTTCTCTAGCTTCTTTTTGGCGTAATTTGTCTTCAAGAGACTTAACGCGGTCTTCAGCTTGAGCGAGCACACTGTTGGTACGCTCTTCAATCTCGATCTCAGGGATCGGAACATCAGGACGCACCTGCTTAGTTAATTGCAAAAACTGCTTGCGAGTTGTTGGATTCTCAGCCAACGTGCGAGCAAGAGCAGCAAGCTCTGCTTGTGCGTCTGGTGACAGGTCTTCTAATGACATGATTTAGCCCCTTTCTAGTCGTTAGATTACTTTTTTGGTATCACCGGGCTTGCTAAGAGTCATTTTGTTCTTAGGCCCAATTTTGTTCGGAGCAGTCAGACCGCCAAACTCAGCCATACGCGGCGTGTTGACGATTTGACCGTTCTGTTGTGTGTTATCGGTGGGGCGGCGCGGAGCCAGGTTCCCACGGGGTTTGAAAAGTTCCATTTACTTCTCCTATATAGGCATTACGGGTTGTTGAGTACCGGGTACGGGTGCTTGCGCGACTGCTCTTGCTTCAGGCGTTGCACCCCCCGCCTGCGGCAATGTCTGTATCAAGTTCATAATTTCGGCAGGCATAAGTTGCCGTGTATCGCTTTCACGGCTACCAAACTTAGCAGTAATCTTGCCAACCACATCTTGTAATGCCATACCCTCTTCAGACTGCATGCCAAATGTCTGCAAAGCGTTTTGCAACATGTCTAACGCCATCATTACGTTAAGACGGGCCTGCTCCATGTTTCCGGCCTGTGGTTCTGGCGTACTCATGGGGCTTGGCATAGGAGAAGTTTGGCTCGCCTGCTCATTGGGAGGCGGTGTTGGGGCGGGTTGCTCACTTTTGAGCATGTCCATCATCTGTTTGTTTGAAACAGCCATAAATTGTCCTGTTCCTATGATGTGCGGATTTTCAATTGACTAAAACTATGGTGTCAACCAAAAAAAAGTGGGGTAGCGCATTTTCCCCACTTATGATTTACGCATGTAACGTGTACCGTATGAAGTTTTAGGGAAGTTTCCCCTCTGCGCCTGCCGAACATAAGAGATTTTCCCCATGCCTCGGTCAGTCTCTTTTATAGACTCTTCGGTTGCGCGGGGTTGATCCCCGGTACGCAGGTTTCCTTGTGGCATATTAGGCAGGGCCGCCATCTATCTCTCCCGGTTGCGGAACAATTGGTTGCGGGCCTTGAGGAATCTCAGGGCTTTGCGGTGTTTGAGGCGCAGTTTGAACCGCTTTTTTCAAATCTTCAAGTAGCAGTTGCTTCATTGGCGGGTCAAGCATCTCAATTAGACGCTCTTTACCGATGGTGCCAGCCTGGTAGAGGCTGAAGGCCAGTTGCCTTTGGTCTTCCATGAAGATTGGACTATTGCTGTGCGCGTCTACTTTCACGTTGAAATCTTCGGTAAACTGCTTTGCTATAAACTTGTTACCGTCTTCATCCACATACACAGTATCGTCATACACCATCATCATCTTCAAATAGATGGTGGCTAGCTTTTCTAGAGAGCTTTCTATGACCAAAGCGCGTTTTTTAGCCCGTGATGAACCTAATCTAGCCAGTTGAGAGGCATGTCCGGCGCTTCTCACACCACTTTCACCCCGTCCTTGCAGCACAGAAACGATGCCAGAGGCTTCTGCAAACATTGCATCAATCTCATTTATCTCTCTAAACAGGTCATTAGGAATGTCAGGTGCAAACTGCTCCACTTTGGCATTAGGCATATCGGTAGATAAAAGCCCTGCTGCACGTTGCAGGGCAAAGTTTTTTTCATCCAAAATGCCGGTAAAGCCCATCAAAGCGGTGGGAGGTGCTACCTGTTTATCCAATAATTGCAAGATTTGCGTAGTGCGCTTATTACGCATGTCTTGCAAGAAGATAAGTCTTTGTACTTCTGACTGGCCCCAGTAGTAGTCATACTGCGGATTGGGTGAAATCTGCACAAAAGGCACTTCACCT